ATGTATACTGGAATTTAGGTATTGAACATACCGGATCTTATTCCGGAAGTAGTGACTATGGTAGACTATTTTTAAATATGAAGCTATATGGAGGAGGCGCGGCTACTGCAACTGTAAATTCATTCTCTGATTGGACACCTTTATATGATGGGGATATATGGAATACTAGAATATGGACAGCATTTCCATTTGTAACAGCTAGTTTAGGAAATGTGCCTACAATATATTTTCAAGCACAAAAAGCTTCTGATTATATATCAGGTAAAATAATACATAGAGCATCTGGTTCGTTATTTCCTGGGTCTGGGTCTACTTCAGCAAATGCTTCTAATATCTTAAGAGGGTGGGCTCGTGATGATGGGTCACGGCAATTGGTATTAGGTGGCCATACTGGTTCTAGTATTACAACTCCTTATACAAAACAATGCTTTAGTGGTTCAATACAAGAGTATCGAGAATGGATGGAAATTCTCGATCAAGAGACATTTGATCATCATACTCTTAATCCAACATCATATGTATCGAGTTTATCACCGACTGCATCATATGACACAATATTAAGACATTATCCATTTGGTACCGAGTTAAATGCAATTGATCATTCCACCGGTGCAGGATTGAATATTACATCTAGTCATCCAAATCAAACTATAAAAGATTTTTCTCCGCCATTTCCAAATGGACATGATACATATGCAACTGCAGCCGGGTTTACATCACCGACAAATCCTCAGAGAGGAAATTATAGTCCAATTGAAGAGACATATTATATACAAGGGGTTTCATTAGGAGGGAATGTTCCAAGATCACAAAAAATACGATTAGAGTCTAATGAGTTAGTTAGAAGATTATCTCCAACCTCTACTGCAGAAAAATCTAGATTTGATAGGGCATCAGTTGATACAAATAAATTAGGATTGTTTTATTCTCCAGCTGATCAGATAAATAAGGATATCTTTAATCATATAGGGAATGTGTCATTAGATGATTATATAGGAGATCCGGACCATGAAATAACACCAGAGTATCCAGACTTGACCCATTTTTCAAAAGAATATTGGAAAAAATATTCAGATAAAAATGATATAAATGCCTTTTTAAGAATATTTAGCCAATTTGATTTTACTTTATTTAGTCAAATAAAACAATTGTTACCAGAACGAATTGATGAAGCAATGGGCCTTCTAGTAGAACCCCATGCATTAGAAAGATCTAAAGTAGTATTATCAAAAAGACCGGAAAAGGAAGCATTACATTATAATACATTTATACCTATAATAAATACTAGCCAAAGTGGTCATATAACGCCGTTGTCAGCTTCTGTATATTCATCTCCATTAATCAATGGTAGTAATTCAATATACCATAAAGGTACTGGTGGTTATGCAGATACAGGAAATTATAAAGCATCATTTTCGGGGTCAACTACTGGTGACCCGTTTGAGGCAACTGTTTACAAATATGAATATACACTATTTCCGTATAGGAATAATCCAATCGAAGCTGCAGCATTGAGTTTACCGAGACAAATAACAGGATCATTACACCCATTAACTACATCACCAACTGGGAGTGTTCTTTTAACAGAACGTCCGAGCCGAGTATTTAGCTTAGTAACTTTTCATTATGGTACAGGTTCAGCAACAACAAGACGTGGGAAGGATGCACAAAAAAATCTTAGCAGGAGTTTAGGAATGACATTTAGTTCTAGTTTAAGCCCTGCTAGTTATAGGGATGACTTTTTCCAGATGACAGAGAATCAACGATATGAAGGATGTAAACTAACCGGTCCTGGGATAAATGTATCTTCTATAATAGCAGCTTTAGATAATAAACCGGTGATTGAGGTGTTTGAGACGAATCCAAATACATTAATATTTAATAATCAGCCATCTGCATTGAATCCAGGTAATTTAGATGTTAGGTAAATTTATGCATAAGCATATTTATTAAAAAGAAAGATAACAAGGGATAACTATGGGATACTTAAATAATTCATCTATTACAGTAGATGCTATTTTAACAAAGAAAGGTCGTGAACTTCTAGCAAGAGGTCGTGATGAATTTAAAATTACACAATTTGCGTTAGCAGATGATGAAGTCGATTATGATTTATATAATTCAGACCATCCACTAGGTACAGCATATTATGGGGCAGCAATTGAAAATATGCCTATAGTAGAAGCGTTGCCAGATGAAACTCAAATGATGAAATATAAACTAGTAACATTACCAAAGGGGACAGCACGTATTCCGGTAGTGAGAGTTGCACAATCTACAATTGAATTGAATGCAAATGAAAGTACTATAATTACTCCATCAACAGTTAATTTTGGTGGAGGAAATAGAAGATTTGGATATACAGCGATATTATCTGATTCGGATGTTGCAGATATAACAGCAACAAGAGGTGCAATGAACCAAGCAGCTTCAGTACCACAATTTATTGGCGATTCAGAAGCGGCACAATCCATAACAGTATCAGGGACACAGTTTGAAATCACCGGTAAAGAATTATTAAGTGCTGATAAACAATGTACAATATTATTCATAGGAAATGAGACAGGTGGTAGAGCATCAGTAACAGTAACAATTAAGAAAGTTGAAGTAGCTACCACGACGGGTAATATCTTTGATTAATATAAAAACAAGAATCTAAATTATGGCAAGATCATCTAATTTCAGTAGATATAGCAGAACTAGTAGAGTAAGTCGATATAGTAGAAGAAGAGCTCCTAGGGGGAGGTCTGCAACATCGCAAGTAGAGCAGTTGGCAAGACAAATGGCCAATCAAATTATAAGAGAACGTGAACAAGCGAAGGCACGTCAAAGATTAGGAAGAATATTTACTGATTTTGATCCTACTGATGATATATTACCTAA